AGCCTTTTTTAAGGATTTTAAAGTAGTATATGGAGATGAGTGTCATCTCTTTAAAGCAAAATCATTGACAAGCATAATGAACAAATGTATTAACAGTCCTTATAGGATTGGCACTACAGGTACATTAGATGGTACAAAAATACACAAGTTGGTATTAGAAGGAATGTTTGGACCTGTATATAGAACCACCACAACTAAAAGCTTAATTGAAACAAATCAGTTAGCCAATTTAAAAATATTTGCTGTTGTTTTGGATTACCCAGATGAAGTAAAAAAAGCTAATAAGAGTCTTACATATCAAGAAGAGATGGATTTTTTAGTTCAATATGAACCAAGAAACAAATTTATAAGAAATTTAGCTATTGATCAAAAAGGCAATACTCTAGTACTATTTCAATATGTTGAGAAGCATGGTTCTGTCCTTTGGAAAATGATTAACGATAAAGACAGTAGTCGTAAAGTATGGTTTGTATATGGTGGTACTGATACAGAGCAAAGAGAAAGTATAAGAAAGATAACAGAGGACGAAAACAACGCTATTATAGTTGCATCTTACGGTACGTTTTCGACTGGAATAAATATAAGAAACTTACACAATATTATTTTTGCATCTCCAACCAAGTCTCGTATAAGAAATTTGCAATCTATTGGACGTGGCTTGAGAATAGGAGATAAAAAAACGGAATGTAAGCTTTATGATGTTGGTGATGATGTGAGTTGGAAATCAAGAAAAAATTTTACTCTCTTACATATGGCTGAAAGAATTAAAATTTATGCGGATGAACAATTCGACTACTTACTAACTCGAGTAAAAATCTAATGGAACACGTAAAGTATATTAAATTGATTAATGGCGAAAACTTAATTGTAACAACCGATAGTGATTGTAAAAATTTTAAGAAAAATAAATCATTAAATGTCATTAATCCTGTTCAAATAGTTGGTTTTAAATTAAATCGAGGTCCTATGGTTATGGAATCTTTTGCAATGTCTACCTGGATACGAATGGCTGTAGAAGATGTGATGGAAATTCCCACAGAGAGTATAGTAATAGCTGTTGACATTATACCACAAGCTGTAGAACAATATAAGAAGTTTTTAGAAGAAATAAAAGATACTAGTACTACAGTTAGTGAAGATGAGTCTAGTAGAGAGGAAGATTTTTACGATAATCAATTTGAAGAAGAGGATGATAGAGAGTTTGAACAATTTACAACAAGAAGAAAAACCAGCTCCACTGTCCATTAGTAATCCTAAAAGTAGTCACTACGTAGACAATAAAAAATTTTTAGAAGAGTTGGTGAAGTATAAACATGAAATTGATTATGCTAAAACGAATGGTTTAGAAAAGCCTTTAGTGTCTAATTATATTGGGGAATGCTTTCTCAAAATAGCAACCCACTTATCATACAAAGCTAACTTTATAAATTATACTTACAGAGATGATATGATCTCTGATGGTATTGAGAATTGTTTGGTAGCTGTAGATAAATTTGATCCATTAAAATCTTCCAATCCCTTTGCCTACTATACTCAAATTATCTACTTTGCTTTTGTTAGAAGAATTCAAAAAGAAAAAAAACAACAAGCTACAAAGTATAAAATGATAGAGAACGTAGATCTCGATCAGTTACTTTTACATTCGGATGGTAATGAAGATTTTGTAAATCACATCATTGACATTATGAGAAAACAGATGGATACTATAGATCCCGATCGTAAAGAAATCAAATCCAAGGCGAAAGCAAAAATAAATGAGCAAGATTAAAATAGCTGAATTATTTTATTCGATACAAGGTGAGGGACGCTTTATGGGCGTCCCTTCTGTATTCTTAAGAACCTTTGGATGTAACTTTACCTGCGATGGGTTTGGAATGCCTAAAGGCGAACGAAGCAAGGAGAGAGACGATGTTGCTGAGAAAGTTAACCTTTTTAAAATTTATAAAGAACTTCCTTTGGTTTCTACTGGCTGTGACTCGTACGCTTCTTGGGATCCTAGGTTTAAGCATCTTTCTCCTGTTCTCTCTAGTGATAGCATTGCCGATGCAATTGTGGATCTTTTACCGTACAAGAGGTGGCAAGACGAACATTTGGTAATTACAGGGGGTGAACCATTACTTGGGTGGCAGAGGGCTTATCCAGACTTACTTAGTCACGAAAAGATGACATCATTAGCTGAACTAACATTTGAGACTAATGGTACACAAGAGCTAGACGACAAATTTTCAAACTACTTAAAAGTAAACTGGCGAAAGGGGTGGGGTACACTCACATTTAGTGTAAGTCCAAAGCTAAGTGTTAGTGGTGAAAAGTGGGAAGAAGCTATTCGACCAGACGTAATTAAACAATACGAAGATCATGGATACACATACTTAAAGTTTGTAGTGGCTACAAAATATGATGCTTCAGAAGCTGAACAAGCTGTAAACGAATACAGAAAGGCTGGTTTTACTGGTCCAGTCTATTTAATGCCAGTTGGTGGAGTAGAGTCAGTCTATCAGATGAATAATAGAAATGTAGCGGAGCTTGCTATGAAGATGGGCTGGAGGTATAGTGACAGGTTGCAGGTGCCTTTGTTTAAAAATGAATGGGGTACTTAATAATTTATACGGAGAATATATGACACATCCAGTGTATAAAAGTAATGCAGAGCTTGGTTTACAAATTCATAAACATTTAGTATCCAAGGGTCTTGAAACCCCAATTACTAATCGAGTGTATGGTAACAACGAGGAGAAGGTTGATGAAATTATTCCTCACTTCTCAAAAATTATGGAGATTCTTGGTTTAGATTTAACAGACGATTCGCTAGAAGATACTCCTAAGCGAGTAGCTAAAATGTATGTCAATGAAATCTTCTGGGGTCTAGATTATACAAAGTTTCCTAAGTGCACAACAATCGACAATAAGATGGATTATAACAATTCATTTGTGTTAGAGCGAAACATTAATGTTCAGTCTAATTGTGAGCATCACTTTGTTGTGATTGATGGTGTGGCTACTGTTGCTTACATTCCACACGCTAAAGTTTTAGGTCTTTCTAAACTAAATCGTATTGTTGAGTTCTTCTCTAAACGTCCACAAGTACAAGAGCGCTTAACAGAACAGATTTGTGAAACAATAAGTTTTATTACCGGTAGCGCTGATGTTGCAGTTTATATTGATGCACAGCATTATTGCGTCAAGAGTCGTGGTATTCAAGACACCGGGTCGTCAACTGTAACACTATCAACACGTGGTGCTTTTGCTAAGCCCGACTCTGAAGTACGACGTGAGTTTTTGCACATTGCTAGGATTGGTTCTAAAAATTAACTGGGAACCGAATATATACAATCTTTAATTTAAATTGAAAGAACTAAAATGTATTGTAAATTTTATATAATGATTTTTAAAAACAAAGTTTATCAAAAACCCAAAGACGGCAAATTAATGATAAAGTTTGGCATCACACATCATAAAGATGCATTAAAGAGGTATGATTCTTCTGTTGATGATGGATATAGCAAAAATTATGAAGATTGGGATATAAAAACGGTTTATAGTCAAAATTTTTTTGGAGAAGATGCATGGACTTGTGGAGAGGAGCTAGAAAGGCATTGTCTTTTTGATAAGTTTCCTCCTGAGGACTTCAAAGTATGGGTAGAAGATTATTTAAAAATTAAGGATAAAAGAAAGTATGATAATAGTGGTATAACTGAAATTAGACTTCTTACATATATTCAGTTACAAAATTTAATTGAAGAACTCACAACAAACCTTTCTGAAGAAGAACTTAAACTTAAAGCAGAAAAACGCAAACAAATTTTAGAGTCTACACTATGAAGCAACAAAAGTTTATATGGGTGACCTTCCAGCGTGAAGGAATTCACAAATACCCAGATGCACCAGAAGGCGTTAGTTTTCTTCGCAACGAGCATCGACATATCTTTCACTTTCGTGTAGAATTAGAAGTCTTTCACGATGATAGAGATGTAGAGTTTATTCTCTTTAAACGCGAATTAGAAAGACTTTATGCCGAAAGTATTCTCGAACTAGATTATAAGTCTTGTGAAATGATGGCAGACGACCTAGCTTACTATATTCAAACAAGATATCCCGATCGGGACTTAGTAGTTACAGTGAGTGAAGATGGTGAAAACGGAGCTACTTGCTACTATCCAAAATAAACAAAGGATTACATTATGGAATTTTGTCATATTACTCCCACAAAGTATCTCGATATATTTGCAGCCGGACGCAAGTCTCATCTCGTGCTTGCACACTTAGTAGAAGAAGATAAAAACTATGCTAAGTGGTATAGAGAAGAAAAGCTTAAAACAAATTGCACAATTATTTTAGATAATAGTGCGTTTGAGATGTACAAAAGAGGTCTTCCGATGTATGACTCAGATAAGCTTCTTTCAATGGCAAAAAGTATATGTGCCAATTATGTCGTAATGTCAGACTATCCTGGAGAGTCTGCAAACAGGACACAAGAAAAAGCAAAAGAGATGGCTCCTATACTAAAGAAAGATGGATTTAAAACTTTCTTTTGTCCACAGTCTAGAATTGGGAATATGGATGAATTGGTTGAATCATTTATGTGGGCAGTCGAACAACCCTCAATCGATTATATTGGTTTATCTGTTCTCAATATTCCAAACGCCTATGGTGTAGAAAAAGACAATAAGCTTCAAAGGTTCTTAAGTCGTTGGAGATTTTGCAGTACCCTTCAATCAAAAGGATTCTTTATTAAAGCGAAAACTAATTCTAAGAAATTACATTTGTTGGGAATGTTAGATGGTCCAAATGAAATTTGGATTCTAAAAGATTTTCTTATTCATTTTAGTACTTGGGATTCTTCAGCAGCAGTGTGGACAGGTCTTAACGGTATTGAGTTTGATCAATCGCCTACAGGTATGATAAATGGCAAGTATGAAAAAGAGGTTGACTTTAATCATGAATCTGCTAGAATAGAAGAGATTGGTTTAGCAATGCGTAACTTGAAACATATTGACAATCTTATTATTAAGGCAATGTATGGTACAAAAGGCTAACTACAAATACAATGAAAATCAAATATTGAAAGAAATTTCTGATTATGTTCTTAGTACATACCAAAGCCACTACGTAGGTAAAAGTGAGATACAGACTGTTGATGTTTGGGATACATTAGGATCTGCAGAAACAACTTGTAGAGATACTGCAATAAAATATCTAATGCGCTTTGGTAAAAAGGATGGAAAGAATAAAAAAGATTTACTAAAGGCAGCACACTATATTGTATTATTGATGCATTATTCAGGAGTAATGAATGAAACACGTAATGGGAAAACTTTCCCGATCAAAACTGACCAACGTCGAAGAGTGTGATAGTCAACCAAATGCTGTAGATTTAAGACTCGATAAAGTTTATAAGATAAAAAAAGATGTATTTGAACTCTCTAACGAACATAAGAAGCATCGAGGAACTAACTACGAACTTAAGCCGGATTATCAAGGATACTTTTTTTTGGAGCCTGGCTCTTACGAAGTGGTCATGTCTAATATTATCCACGTCGGTGAGAACGAAGCAGGTTGGGTTATTACTCGCAGCACTCTTAATCGCAATGGTCTCTTTCTTACTTCGGGGCTTTACGATTCTGGTTACCATGGTGTTATGGCCGGTGTTCTTCATGTTAGCATTGGCCCTGCTAGGATTAAGAAAGGCTCACGTGTGGGTCAATTCTTACTTTTCGAAGCCGAAAGTCTAGGGTCATATAATGGTGATTATGGTATAGGCAAGGAGCACGATAAAAAATATGTTTAGTCCAATTGTATACAAATATGTCTCTACAAAAGAAATGGTGGATGACTTTCCTGTAGCTTATAAGCAATGGAAGGCTGACTCACATTGTAATCTTAATCACGGTTACTCATTTACATTTAAATTCTTTTTTGGTGCAAAGGAATTAGATAAGCGTGGATGGGTAGTAGACTACGGTGGCTTTAAAGAACTGAAAGAAATTCTAAAGGATCAATTTGATCACAAGACTCTTATTGCTGCTGATGATCCCGATTTGGAAGCCTATAAAGAATTAGATCGTAAAGGCTTTATGAAGTTAACGGTACTGCCGGCTATGGGTTGTGAATTAATTGCAGACATGCTTTACAAATATATGAATGGTGTCTATATTCCCGAGATGTGGGGACCAGGAGAAGCAGAGCGAGTGTGGTGTTTTAGAGTAGAGGTAAGAGAAACACAATCAAACATGGCTTGGCGTGAAGGCCATAGAGAATGGAATGAGGATTTATTTAACTAAAAAGAAAGGTTTCATATGTCAACTTTAACAAATTTAAATAACAAATTATTTGACAGACCGTTAATAGGAATAGATAATAACACTCTCTATTGGATTATTGGTCTTAGTGCTACTTTAATTATGACAATGACAGTTGCAGATTTTGCTGCTGCTAAATTTCTTAATTTTGGTTGGGTAGTGACACCAGCTGGAGCTCTTTTGTTTGCTGTAGTCTTTGTCGTAAGAGATATGCTTCACAAATTAGCAGGCGCTGCTATTGTTCAACGTGTAATTCTAATTGGTGTAGTGTTAAATTTATTAATAGCAGCTTTCATGTATGCCATGACCTTCATCCCTGCGCCCGAGTTTCGTCCTAGTGTACACTTCGATGCAGTGTGGAAACTAAGTTTAGGCATTGTAATTGGAAGCGAAATTGCTACAGTAGTTAGTCAGTGGGTAAACACTTGGG